CTAGTTTACTTTCTACCGCGCCTTCGGGTGCTATTGCATCACTCATATTCTCTCCAATACTTTGTGCAACGTTTAATTGTTCCTTATTGTAACATAGTTTCTTAAAGTAACAAAACTGTTACTTCTGGTGTATCTCGGCATGTTTATTGTCTTTTTGCCCTATCTCATCAGGGTATAAAAAAACATCACAAGATAAGCAGCAGTACATATCCTCAAAAGAGTCATAAGAAAACTTTTTCTTTCCGCAGTTAGGACATTCTTTTCCAGTTCTATGCTCTACTATTAGTATAGCTGCCATTATAAATAACCCCTTTGGTTAGTAACTAGCTCTATCAATCTGTATAGCTTCCACGTTCTGAGCTGCATTAGGCGCTGCTGGTGCTTGCGTTTGCGCTGCCTGCTGGCTTTGCATCATCATCATTGCGTTTTGTAGCTGAGCTGTTAACTGCTGGCGCTCTTCAAAAGAATCTGAAAAGTCATCCAATAAGATTTCAGAACTCATCTGAATAGACAGAAGGTCGTTTTCAGTTAAAGGAATCCCATGGTCTAGTTTAATAACAATAGACTCTAGTAGTTTGTATCTTAAGTCAGTCATTAGTTTCTGGTTATTCGTTACTTTGTAATCCGTATCAGCTGCCCTATTGTGCGCCTCTTCAGTGTTCTTCATAACTATAGATTTGTTAATAGCTGTTTGAGATTCTAAATAAGCCCTATTAGCTTGCTCTGTTGCTTGTCTTTGTTGAGCTATAGCATTTAGGTCTATTCCCATTTCTTCGGCTTCATCCTCAGTAGGCTGATAAGTTCCCTGTTGAGCCATAAAGGTTTTAACACGCTTCTCTAACTTGTTCTTAATGTATAAAGGCGCATCAAGTAGCTCGGCTTGTATGTCAGATATAACACTACCTAGAGCTGGGTTGTTTACAGTCATTAGGTTTAGAGATTCGGACAGCTCTGCATTCTGGCTTGCTTTACTTACACCCGCGATAGCTTCAGCTTTGTAATTGCCTTTTCTTATGTCGTTAAATACTGTCTCTTCTGCTGTCTCTGGATCTAGCATAGGCTTGTTAATTTCTACATTCTGCTCTACACCTTCATCATCTGTATAACTTATAATGTCGTTATAGTCATAGACTTTAGGTATCATGTCTATTAGAACTGATGCGCATAAAGCCCTAGCCTTTCTTTGATTCTCTCTATTAACCGCAGTTCCTAGATTGGTTGTCGCTATCTGCTCTCTGTAAGACTTGCCAGAAATATTAAGCATAGCTTCATCAGATACAACGCCCATAGCTGATTGGATTTCGTTGTGTGACATTTGAACCTGATTGAATAGTGTTTGATCACTATGAGCAGGAGCCATTCTGTAAGGAGCAGGCATTCCCTCCTCCCAGTTTGCTTTAAGCACAGCAGGCAATGGCTGCCTCTCCCAGCTCTCCTCTTGCCCATCTATCTGACCATCAAAAAACACTATAGGCTGCTCAGGTGACATAGCAGCAGTTTCTACCAGTTTGCTAAGCGAGTAATCGTTGATTCTTTGAGCATCCTTAGCGAGCCTTACACGGCCTCTAATGTAGTTCGTGCCCTGTACAGTTGTAATGATTCCGTACGATGGGAAGTAAGGGAAGTGCTTAGATGGGAAATCAAAAGCGCCCTCTAATACTTCTAGGCCGTTAATAATTGCCATTCTTACTACGTCTGTCTCTACCGTTCTTTTTAAAGGTCTACCATCTGAGCGAGTAGCTACTAAGCCCTCTTCAATAAGTAGCTGTGCTTCTGCCTTTGTTACCTCTACTACTCTATCATCTTCGAGTAACTGTACTTTATGACGTATGACCTTTTCTTTATACCAGTATTTAGCAATAGCTACCGTGTTCGTGGTATACCAAAAGCTACCAATAGTAGAGCCTTCTGCGAGGTCTGAAATCTTGGCAAAGGATGAAATCTCAGCTCTAGGCCATCTTCGCTTATGTTCATCGTGCGAGATATGCTCAACATAAAAACAATGCTCTGCGTCTTGGTTAAGTATTTGCGGTGTTGACCTTGAATCAAAAAACAAAGTATTAACGGGATCGGCTATTGCATCAATCCAGCATTCAAGCTTATCTATGCTGTCTTCTTTGTATTCTGTTCTAATCTGCCAAGCACCTAAACCGCATGTCTGATTGCCAGTATAAGCCGTGTCAAAAGCATTGTTAGCATCGCTTCTGTCTTCGATTGATTTAATAATCGCCTTGTAAGCCTCTGCCCCGTCTTTAGTTGCTCCACCGCCGTTGGGCTTAACGTCAATGTCTGAGCGCATTAAGAGATAAGTTCCATTACTCTTCTGCAATTCGTAAGAAATCTTATTAACTGAAAACCTTGGGCTGTCTTCGTAGTCTCTGTAATCATTGCCATCTAAGAAGCTACCGCCATTAGAATCTAAAGTGCCATCTACCCAAGTTCCGCCTTGAACATTAGCGACTAAAGTATCTTCATTCATAAGCCTGCGTTGGAATTGCTCTACAGAGTAGATATTATCCCAATCACGCATAGCTTTAGCGTGTAGTTTTTCTCTTTGTGGTTTGCTTAGCTTTGCCATTAGAATTTTCTCTTTTGAGGCTTAAACGGCCTTTTAACGGTTGTTTTTGGGTTAGCGAATGCCATAACTATAGAATCAAACATATTAGGGGATTCTATCTCTAGCTTTTTCATTTCCTGCTTAGTCATTATCTGCTCTAAGCCGTTATTGTTTGGCTTTCTCGGTATCCTACACACCTCTGAGCGTAATTTTACCATATTTGACACGTTAGCACTATCAATGCTAATCATTTCATCAGGGTCTACATACTCGCCCTTAACCACACAGCGATAAGTGTTATAAAACCTATTAGCTATGGCTACTGAATACTGAGCGCGATTGTTCTTAAAAACCTCTTTATACTTGGAGTTTTTGTTATTCTCTCGCCCATCCATAGGCATATAAATATCGCTAGCATTGTCTTGACCTTTACCAGAAAGCGAGCCTTTATACATGTGAGTTTTCATTGCTCGGCCTGCTAACTCTCTTGAGATTTGGCCTTTTAAACCTGCTCCCATTCCATCACCATCCCAAACGAACCAATCAGCACCATACTGATTAGCAATACCTAAAGCCCAATCGCAGCCAGCATCAATCTCGCCTGTGGTCATTTCGTCAACATACTTGATTATAGATCCATGTCTTACACATACGCCTTTACTATCATCACCTTCATCACTTGGATCATGTGCGCAAACAGTAACGCCGTGAGGCTCAAACACCTTTTTAAACTTATCTATCTTGTGGGCATCTATTGCGGCATCAAACCACTCAGCCTTAATGATAGAATTCTCTACAGAATCGTTAAACTCGCCTTCCCATATCCAATTATATTTGGTTCTAGGCAGGTTTTTATAATCCCAAAGCCTTAGATTTTCTTGCTCTTGATTCCACCACGGATTGTCTCGCCAGTTAACCTTAAGTATTAGGTGTAAATCATCTTGATAGATTCCATCCCTATCTAGTATGTCTTTGTATGGTGTTATGAATCGCTGACTAAAAGGATCACCACTTGATTGAGGGTTAGCTGTAAAAATACACTTAGCCCCTTTATTTCTTAGAATAGTTGGTAGGAGCTTGTCTATACTTGCTTGGCTTGCTCTGTGTGCTTCCTCAAACCATGAGTACTTATAGTTCTGTGCTGATTGCATAGAGTCAGGATTCCTAGCCGCACCCTTATAAGTTGTATAAGCTCCATTAGGCGCTATGATTTTATTCTCTTGTACTGTCCATCCTACTAAGTCTAACCGCTCTTGAACCGAGCCAACAAATACCCTATGTACTGAGTCGTTAATAGAGTCTTGGAATTCCCTTAAACAGTAAATGTCTGCTTTTTCTGTTGCCATCTTCATAGTAAGAATGTCGCCTATTCCTATAGACTTGCCAGAACCCCTACCGCCAACAATTACAATAATTTGCTGCTTTGCTGTTAGTACAGGCTCTAAGGCTCTATTTACTCTCAGGTGTGGCATTTACATACTCTACAGTCCACTGAAGGTCAGCTTTAATAGAGTTCCCGTCTTCACCCGTTAGCTCTACCGCTTTTAACTTAGGTTGAACATACTGAGCGATCTTATCCCATCCGTTAATAGAGTCAGTTAATACCTTGGTATCCTCTGCATCAATAGCCGCAGCATGTAGCCTAGTTGCTTGCTCTGCCATTCTCATAATAGGGTCGAAGTCATCCCCATACATATCCTTAAGACGATTCATTAAGTACTCTTTATTCTTGTTAGGAGAACCTTTTCGACTAGGCATTACACTTTGATCCTATGTTACTGATATTATTAGGCTTTGACCATGTTTCCTCTGTTACATTCGGTAACTTATCAAAAGGTGTTTTATGTAATACGTCACTCATAATCAATCCTCCCAAACTGATTACCTATCACCTCTATCCCTAGCGCCTTTCTTAGTGGCTTTAGGTTTAGAATCCTTGGCAATCTGTTTTGCTACTTTTGGCTTTTCAGCATAAAGATAACGTCTTTGTTTTTCAGAATCAAAAGGCATTAGCTAGGCTCGCCAACTAAAGGCAATACTTGAAGGTTAATGTCAGGAGTTCCGCCGCCTGTAACCTCTATAATGTATTGGCTTTCGCTTCCTATGGTGTAGCGCTTGCCATCTTCACCAACTGCCTCAGCTGTTAACTCAATCGCTGTAACAAATCTAGGGTCGTTTACATCCGCAGTATTACCTACGCCCATGAATTTTTTTATAGCTATAGTAGCCCCGCTAAAATCACCAGCCGCCTCGATAGCTAAAGCATTAGATCCAGCCGTTTTAATTCCACCTACTATACCGTTTGATGTTATGTTGTACATGTTTTATACCTTTACGTTACGTTTCTTACTTGATCGAATGTTGGGCTAATGCCTGATATTGTTTTTACATTGGAGTAATAACCGTTTAACGGGCTTGTTAATGCAGCTAAATTGCCTACCTGACATGTTGCAGCTATTGGTAAATCATCGCCATTGGTTACAGATAAATCACTATATATAATTCCACTGTGCGCTACATATAACTCCATACCCCATAGGCTTTGTTTTAGCCCCCACCCTATAACATCGCCTTGATTTATAGATGGTAATGTAACAGTAGGTTGATAATTAACCCCAGCTACAGTCTTTTGAAAAATAACTCCATTTGAACTATTGATGTTTACTCTGGTTTTATTGCTTGCGTCTACTTCTGAAGATAGATAAACACCGTTAGACCCTGTTATGCCTTCGTAATCAATTTCCCCATAATACCAACAATCATTTACAGGCCACTCATCCTGTACTGGCGCAGCCGCTCCAGTTGTTTTTATGTAAGCTGGTCGTATTGGACAAGTTGACAAAATAGACTTATGAAGATTAATAGTTGCGCTACCGCCACCAGAACCATTTTTAACCCTAACATTCCTAGCAGTACTAGCCGCATCAAATGACCCTGAAAACATAAACCAACTAGGCGTAGTTGTAACTGTCATGTTTGCGCTAGTTTGATCTCCAGTAACATTATCATCAATCTGTAAGGATACATCGTGCGTCCCTGAATCGATACTAAGCTCAACAAACCAATAATAGGTAGTGCTTACCACTGTAGAGGATGTGACAATAGCATTTACCCTGCTCCCTGCTGCTGCTGCAAGGGTGAACGTGTTTGAGTTATCTATTACCGCTGAGTTTTGAGCAACCCAGCTAGGTTGCGCTAAGTCTTCACTATCTACTATGAGGTTATCGCTAAACGTAGGCAGCTGTAAATTATCAGGAGAAGCGCCAAAGCCAAGCCCTATAGCGTCACCCGTTCCACCAGCACCGTTAAAAGCAGGCTGATTTATACCATAGGTTATAGGATTGCCAGTATTAATATCTGTTACGGTTGAAGTGCTAGCCCTTGTTAGAGTGCCACTTGCTGCTGTCTGTCTATCATTTAAGTCACTAGCAAATGGGTAGTAATGTTCTAATGTAGCGCCACTAGGGAGACC